CCTGGAAACAAATCACTCAGTAAGATGTCAGGGTTTGATACACCAAGTCTGCGACCGGTATGTTTCATTGAATCTCGAACCTGTTCAGCTTCCATGGTTCCGCCGCCGTGAGACAGCCAAACTAGTTCCATCAGGTATTCTTTTATGAGAGAAGAGAATTTGTCTTTTTCTCTGCTTCCTCGGCGGGGGACTCCTTCAAGCATATGATGAAGATCGTGGGCCAGATAGTGAGGGTTAACGTCAGCAATAAATGTGTCTGCGCCGGCAGGAACCTCAAAAGACTTGGGATAGACATAAAGAAGGTTGATTCCCTGTGGGTTCATCGCCCTCTGTATCTGGGGATATAACTTTCCGATGTTTGAAATGTCAGTAAGGGTGACTTGGCCTCGGCTTTTGAATCCGGATACTTTACCCTGTATTTCGTTTGGTAACCTGTATGCCCAACCTAGGTCATCTGTATGGGCGACGTAGATGTTAACGCTCTGAGGAATTGCTTTAAAGTAGTTTGCGACCTCTTCTCGTACCATTACGTCATCATCGCTCTGTGTGAGATACTCGAAATCGTCTAGCGGGACTTCCATAAGGAGCTGCCTTACATACGTACGCATTTCTTTAATATTGTTTTGCTTTGGCGACCATAGTTTGCTTCGCTCCGTATCGTAAATCGGAACGCCAAGATCTAGTGAGGTTAGCATAATCTCCTTCGTCACGCCTGCGGAAAAATGGTCAATGTCTTTAGCAGTATTGCCACTAGGGGCGCTGTGACCACCGGATATCAGCATCTCGGCCGTTTTGAGAATAGCATCTGCAATATCATCCTTTACGATGATAATCCCCCTAGGCCGCCAGTTATCTATGAGCGCTTCATTGTTGGACTTAGTCTTGCTAGGATCCCATGTTGATTGATCTAAGATGTAAGGAATGCCGTCTCTTACCATCTTCTCCATATATTCATTTCCACGTTCAAGCTGTGCGTAGTTCTTGTAATTCTTAGACACAGTTGGGCGCTTGTTTCGGCCTGAAGATTTATCTCTGTGTGCAACTTCTTCTTCGGAACCCTCTGCACCCGGGCCGTAGTCTCCGTGGAACCCTGAGTACATATTGTCTTGCTCATTAGTCGCTAGGGTTATTCGTCCTTTGACCCATAGACCATATGGGAGACCTGCTGCCGGATCAAAGACATCACCAGGAAGTGTCATTGTCACAGAGAGTTCATCTTTGCCACGCCCTTTCATAGCTTTAAGTCCATAGAAATCGCCGGTCCAGTGAACTGTGTCCAGAGTGCTAAGAAACTGATGGTCTGCGTTGGCGTTAAATGCACGCTTGATTTCTCGGCCGGCGTCTTTGCCTATATTGCCACCAAAGAACTGATCACCGAACTTATCAGATGCAGCAAGATCGTGAGCAAACCCCATCGGATCTTCTTTTAACAGCTCTTTCATATATTCCACTAATAACTTCATCTGTAGCAAGACTCATTTTTTTGGTTATATTTTTTCATTTTCTCAACCTGTGCATATGTTTTTCCTAAAAACTTTCTGGTCGCCGGATCAGAGGGACCTAGGACTTCAAAATAATGCTGAATTGCATTCGGCATTTTAGAGTCTGACATGTCCCCCTTGCCTCTCAATATGTCACGAATTTGTGTGTCATCAAATACGGCCAAAAGCTCTTCAGCAGCATCATGAGCATGGGCATCAATCTCGATGTGGGAGCTTAAATACTTCTTTTGCCACTCAGGATCTGATGAATCACCCTGTGGAATCTGGCTCGGGTCATTCAACATTTCATCGAACGTGTCTAAATCACTTAACCCTTTATTTGCAGCCTGCTTTTTCATTTGTGTATAATGAACTAGTTCATGGCGCACCGTCTGTGCAATGTGTCTCATAAGGGCGTTGGGATTAATATCGGCAACATCGAAGCCGTTGTCTTCATCACTTAACATTAACCATAGGTCAATCGTATTCCTACCAGGCCGATCTTTAGATACATACCAATTGGCGTCTATAAGCCACCGGTTTGGGTATGCGGGGTGCTGTGGGTGTAAAGTATAGTCAGGATCAGCGGTAAAATATGAACCCACCATCACATCAATATCTAAGCCAAGATCATCAAAAACTTTAGATAAAGCGCTTTCCAGCGCACTAGCTGCAGGTGTTTTTCCGGGACCATCGGCATCTGGATCATCCTCCTCATCATTAGGGTACGTCCAGAAGGTAGAACCAAGTATCGCAGAGTCTATAGACGAAAAATAGCTTGAAGGCAATTCACTGACCTCATTTAAAATTTCAGCTATGTATTCGTTTAATAACACATTTAGTCTCCAACCCAAATAAACACTAAAACGTGGAACTAGTTAATTGATCCATCGTCTTTGTAAGAAGATCGCCCTTATCCCAACTTTTTCCATTATTAGTACATTTATAGGTTACCGTCTTACCCTTGTCATCAGGCAAGCTACCTACCCTAACAACAACACCTTCACTCTCATAATGCTTGCAGCCGGGATTATTGTTGGTGACTGAATCACCCACGGTGGGCTCGTCATGATGGCTTACGAAATTTTCACGAAGGATCTCATAAACATAAGATCGAATAATTTTTTTATGCATTCTTTCTTACCTTTGGTGTATAGTTGCGGATGTGATATTTTCGCCAGGACCACAGTTCTCTTTTCTCTAAATACGTTCTCTTTTTTTCATTGGCATATGCCTCCTGTTCAAATGGATTTGCACGATAAGCATCTTTGGCATTTCGATGAATTACTAAACCGATGATCCAAAAAACTGCATATAGAATCCACTGAAATACTAATAAGAGCTCCAGCTGTTGCTGGAAATGTATCGTCTCATGGCGTCGTGTTGTCTTGTTAATGGTGCCTCTACAAAACACCCAAAAAGCAAAACTTATCGCACCGATCACAATAGGTGCAATTTTTGTTAAAATAACGGGTACCCTGCTATTTTCTACAAAGACAGGCTCCCACATTCTTATCCTCTTTGGAAACTGTATCATAAAACAAACCTCCAAGGATTAAATATCATCTCTATTTGGAATTATGACGTATTTCTTTGTAGGCGGTGACGGTAAGCGGCCACAGGTCTTGAGCTATCTGCATGCATGCATTAGCTAATTGCCTAATTTCCCATTGGGCACCCTCATGGGTACGAAGCTCAATAAACTTTAAAAGATTGTTCAGGTTGGTGGTACCATAATATTCCGTGTACAAATTTTGTGGAAGAGCGCCGCGCGCTTGCTCACGAGAAATACCCGAATCAATAAGCTTATTATACACAAGCAAAGATGCCTGGTGATGTTCTTTTAGAAATTGCGACGCCTTATGCACGTCACCATCCTTCGGCGTGTGTACCGTGGGATTGATGAGCTCATCGGTGCTAGCCTGCCTGTTCGACTTGCTTTGCATTCGAAACCCTGTTGGTTCATAAAATCGTATTTTCTCTGCCGTATAACGTCGTGAGATCTCATTATAGCTCCAAGTGCGATGGCGGTGATGCTGACTACGAATGAAAAGAGGTACAATAAAGCGAAATGTGACATTGTTATGCTCCAATGTTGATGTATGCTTATGTCTGATTAAGTATCTTATTAGTTTTAAATCTTTATTATCAAGCTCTTTTTTTTCTTTTCCGAATGACACACGAGCCGAATTGACCACCGTTATATCTTCACCCATATGTTGTACATACTCAACCGCGCCGATTCCATCATCATAAAGTTCAATTCTTTTTTTCACCTAGCACCCCGGGGGAAAAAGACCTGTGATTTTAAATACACTATTACCAATTTGGCCATGAGTCCAGTATTTTCTATTCAAAACTTGATAACGCACATCAGCCGTAGGCAAAGATTTACTGCGCTTGATTCTCTTTATTAATCGCTGAGCATTTTTGTGGGGCTTATCCCATTTTCTCACTAAGATATGCAACTCTGTATCAGTATCTTTGATGCATCCTTTCCATGCGGAGTCAAGCCAGTGTCCATAGCTTGCGTCAGACCAGATTATTGCCTCTGGCTGCAGACGGCATATACCACCTTCTTTAGCAGCGGACATTATGGCACTACCACCAGCGGAGTGTCCTACAAATATTATACGAACTGATCCTAGTTTCACGCCATGTGTATCGAGCGCCCATATACGCAAGCGACCCTTTACACTAGCAATATATCTCTCCAGTTCACCGGGGCGTCTCCAGATCTGGCCTTGTCTTTTTCGAGGTGTGGAGGTATTAACTGACCAGGGCATTTCAGGTATTGCAACAGCAACCGAGTGGCCGTCTTCAACTATATTTTCAATCTGAGGGATTATTCTTTTCTCAAGCGTACGTTTCCCAAACCCCCCGAGGCCGTGAAACCAAACTACCAATGTTATATCATCCGGTATAGCAGAGTCTGGTACCATCAGAATGGAATCCCTGCTACCATTCCTATGCTTTCTATCAGGTGCCCCTAAGCTCCAGACCCAAGAAATAGAGTCAAATGATGTATTACTCGCTGCCTCTTTCCAGACGGACAGGGTAGGTTTGTAAACATTGACACCGGTGTTCACTTTTATTTTTGCCGATGTCGGTGAAGCTGTTCCGAAAATAAAACATATAAGAAATATCTTAAGGACGGTCATCCTTCACACCTCTGCCATACCACCGAGCATTCCTTCCACGTACATCATAGTGAGTAAAAGTACGATACAGGCCAATTCCACCCTTCATCATTTTTCCATCTTTGATAAGCATTATGATGGTATCCTTCACCTCTTTGGGAGTCATACCGGTGATCTTTATATCTGCAGCCTTGGCTACCATATGTTGACTTCTTTTGGCTCCACCGATTCTGCGATTGTATTTTGGAGATCGATAACCGCTAATCACGCGAATTGGTTTGCCTATATACTCTCTTAAAACCTGTAAGTTCTCACAAAGAAGCTTTACATTATCCATGAGATCATCCGGTACAGCAGTACCGTCTTTGCACTTAAACTCCCATAAACTAAAATTCTTTGATAATTTGCTCATGCTTACCTCTTTGTGTGAAAGTAAATGCTAGGGCTCTACAGGATTTGCAAATATAAGTTTGCACATCATACTTTTGTCGTCCCACTTGCTAGTGTGCCACTCAAAAATTACAGTTGTACCAGCTGTACAACGTTCTGACACATCTGGATCCTGAATCAGTTCCTTCACCAGGATATCCTTTATCTGCTTTTCTGTTAGTGTTACCGTAGTGGCGATACGAGCCTCTTTCATTACAAAGCGCCCCTAGTTAAACTCTACATGGCCTGTGCGGGACACAACGTCCTCGAGGCTTTTAATTATTGTCATTAATGTAACAGCAACATCCTGCTGTTTTATCATTGATGAAGGCTCATTTTTTCCGTCTAAGCTTTCAAAAGCATTAATCGTATATTTTCTGAGCTCTAATAGCATAGTTGTTTCATCTTTCTTCATTCTAATCTCCAATTGTTATATTAAATGTTTAACACAAAGTACAGGCCATAGTAAAATATTTCGCACTAAAATTGTTCGGCCTCAGTGGACTCTTCCAACGCTAACGTTGATATATCACCCGCAGAAATTGTTTGAGCAACTGCATCAAAGTATCCAGTACCAACCTCTCGCTGGTGTTTTGTTGCTGTATACCCACGGGACTCAGCTCCAAACTCTTTTTCTTGAAGCTCAGCATACGCAGACATGTCGCGACCTTCATAATCCTGTGCTAATTCAAACATGTGATAATTCAAGTTATGAAAGCCGGCTAAGGTTATAAATTGAAACTTGTAACCCATGGCCCCCAGCTCACGTTGAAATTTTGCGATGGTCTCATCATCTAGATTCTTCTTCCAGTTAAAACTGGGAGAGCAATTATAGGCCAAGAACTTGCCTGGAAACTTCTCATGAATTGCCTCTGCAAACTCTCTTGCCTCGTCTAAGTCTGGCTTACCTGTTTCACACCAAAGAAGGTCCGCATAGGGGGCATATCGAAGGCCTCTGGATATCGCCATCTGTAATCCACCGGTTATCCTATGAAAGCCCTCACTAGTGCGCTCAGATGATGTTATGAATGGCTTGTCTTCATCGTCAATATCCGATGTCATTAATCTTGCGCTGTTGGCATCAGTACGGGCGATTAAAACAGTCTCCGTCCCCATTACGTCAGCTGCTAGTCGCGCAGCAACAAGCTTCTTAATAAACTCAGTTCCGGGTACCAAAACCTTCCCACCCAGATGACCACACTTCTTTGCAGAACTAAGCTGATCTTCAAAATGCACGCCGGCAGCGCCGGCGCGGATCATCGCCTTCATAAGCTCAAACGCATTCAGGGATCCCCCGAATCCCGCCTCTGCATCTGCAACAAGCGGAACAAACCAGTCACGAACTTTCTGGGCATCATTCTCAACCCACTCGATCTGATCTGCACGGCGGAGAGAATTATTGATCTTCTGTACAAGCATAGGGACACTATGCACTGCGTATAGGCTCTGATCAGGATACATTTCGTGAGAATCATTTGCATCGGCCGCGACTTGCCATCCGGAACAATATATCGCGGGGACTCCACCCTTTACCATTTGCATGGCCTGGTTCCCTGTTACGGCACCCATCGCGTGCACATAATCCTTTTCGTTTAAAAGGTGCCATAACTTCGTGGAAGACTTCTCTGCGAGTGTATACGTCTCAGGAAGTGAGCCTCTCAGCCTGGTTACATCTTTTTCGTCATAGGGCCGTACTATTCCCTCCCAACGATTTTTCATTTAAATTTCTCCTTACAGTAGTTCATATGCCGGGAGAGTTAAAAACTCTGTCAGCTCCTTAGATAAACATAACTCACTAAATATATTCGATGCGCGCTCAATGTTATCTTTATTTTCTAAATTATTTTCCACAAGCTCACTGGTAATTTTGTCAATCGAAGAAGCAATGAGGTGTTCGTCGATAAGCCTTCCGCATGATAATTTGCATGCGTGTTTCTTCCAGTGCCAGACCTGGGCCCGTGATATTTCAGCGGTAGCTGCATCTTCCATCAAGTTGTACAGAGGAACGCAGCCGTTACCCCCAATCCACGCAGCCAAATACAAGATTCCTATCTCAATATTTTTATGGAGTCCCTGAAAGGTTATATCACCACTTGTGGGTTCTATAAGATCAAGTTGTGTACACCACTTTATATCCGGGGTAATAGACAACTGATTTTTGTCAGGCATATGCTCGTCGAATATTTCTTTTGCAACGTTGACTAGCCCAGGATGTGCCACCCAAGTTCCATCATGGCCCAACTTAACTTCTCTCAATTTATCATCACGTACCTTTTTCATCGCCAATGCATTTGCAACTTCATCATTACGAACTGGAATCTGTGCGGCCATCCCTCCAATCGCATGTGCTCCGCGACGGTGGCACGTTGATATCACTAATGTTGCGTATGAATTCATGAAATGGCGTTCCATCGTAACCCAATCTCGATCCGGTAATACATGCTTTGGATTATTCCGGAATGTCTTAATATAACTAAAGATATAATCCCAGCGGCCGCAATTCATTCCTGCAAAATGTTCGCGCAGCTCATAGATAATTTCATTCATCTGGAATGCGGCCGGTAGTGTTTCTAGCAATACAGTTGCCTTAATTGTTCCCGAGTCTATGCCAAGTTGTTTCTGCGACCACACAAATACATCATTCCACCAACGTGCCTCTAAAAAATGCTCGATCTTCGGAAGATAGAAAAATGGGCCGGAGGAATTAGACGACTGTTTTTTTCCATTTAAAAACAAGCATACACCAAAATCAAATAAAGAAGCTGAAATGTTTTCACCATTAATCTTTACATGCTTTTCATTCAAATGAAGCCCACGAGGTCTGACCATTAATACCGCGGAGTTATCATTAACTGAATAGGTTCCCTTTGAGGGATGTTCATACGTAATGGTTCCATGCACGGCATCCGTAACATTCGAGTGTCCCTCCATAACATTCTTCCATGTCGGTGACAAGGAATCCTCAAAGTCAGCCATAAAAACACTTGCGCCTGAATTCAGCGCATTTATTACCATCTTTCTGTCCGGAGGGCCTGTAATTTCGACTCGACGATCCAGCAATGAATGAGGAACCGGAGAAATTCTCCAGTCTGATTCACGAATATTTTTAGTCTCCGGTATAAAATCAGGAGAAAGTCCCTGATCCCATGTGTGTTGTCTCTGCACTCTTTGTTGTAAGATTTTTTGGCGTCGTGTGCCAAATTCTGTGTGTAGGCCTATGAGAAACTCAAGCATCTCCTCCGTTAACACATCATCATACGTGTTAACGTGTTGTATGGTCACATTATTACTCAAAGTCAATCTCTACCCCTACTTCAATTGAAAACTTTGGAACCCTGAGATGGTTTATGATGCCATGCTTTTTTGCCTCCTCAGCCCCCATAAACCAGTCAGCATGTTTCTTATTAAAGACCTTCTTCTTGAAATAGTCGTCTTTTTTACCACAATTTCTGGCCATCATAGTATAAATCTTCTCATCCAAACGCTCGGCCTCTTTGACGTCTGCTTTAAGCTCCTCAATCTTACCATACATTCCGCTTGAAACATCATGAATCATAACAGTTGCATTAGGATCCGCAAATCTCATTCCATCCTCACCAAATGTAAGAAGTACGGCACCACATGACATGGCTTTACCTTCAACGATTGTAGCGACCGGAATCTCCGACGACTTTATGGCTGATATCATTGACATTAGTGAATAAACCTGCCCGCCATATGAGTCTATCACCACGGGAATTACTTTTTGACCTGTATTATGAGCTATAGCAATTTCTTGATCAAATTTTTTCGCTGAATCTTCATCAAACTTATTAACCCTGATTATGATGGGGTTCTTCCTTAACTCCACCTCTTTAACCAGGGGTGATATTGTTGTCGTCCACTTCATATTTTTCTCCTCTTATTAGACAATAGTCCATCCTTTATCCAAAAAACAAAATCATACATCGTAAGTATGCCAAATACACACACACCAAAAATCCACAATATGGGTAGTGCTGTAGCCACAAATAAGAGCTCCAGCAAAAGTTTTACAGCATTAATTACCCACATTTGCTTGAACCACATGATGTGCACATTACACACCCCTCTTGATATACCAGGGTCCCTTCTGCGTCGCAATCCTTGCAAACTGATGCGCCTGGTACGGTGCCATCTTTAATATAATTTTTGAGAACGCGAGCGATGACCCGAGAGAATGAAAACATATCCATCTCTCGATCTTTCTGTAATTGCTCAACTACATAATTGATAGGTGCGGAATGACGCAATGCTAAAGAAATAGTCCTAGTAAAACCCGCGTGGTTAGGGTTGTCAAACACAGAGACGATATCCTTGATCAAGATCTCATCCCCGTTTTTCCCAATACGCAGATCATACCTAGAATTCTTAGTCTTATAGTGGTGTTTTACGATTGTTCCTTTTTTATACTTCTTGGGAATCTCAATATATTTCTGGAGACCTCCCATAACTTCATAAGGCCTTCCGTCCATTAGACCAACCAGGATTGTCCATGCCTCACCCTTAATGCTAACATGATGAATCGAACATGCTAGCTCGTCAGGTCGGGTTGGCGCATCAAGTGAAGAAAATGACTCGGTACTGTCGGCGGACACTAAGACACCCGCTCGTGAACCCTCACGATAGACGGTAACACCCTTACAACCCGATTTCCACCCGGTCATATAAACATCTTTTACTGTGTCAACGTCGATATCCGAAGGTAGGTTTGTGGTGTTAGAAATTGCATGGCAAACCCATTTTTGAGCAGCTGCCTGCATTTTAACCTTTGCAACCCAATCAATCTCATTTGCCGTTGAATGGTAGTAAGGACTCATTTCGACCAACTTTTCGTTGGTGTAAGCATCATCCAACGACAGGTTGGTGGTTTCCATCCACTTTTTAAAACAGTGATGATAGACTGTATATTCTTGCCACCTATCACCGCTTGCATCTACAAAGTCAACACGTCCCTCAAGATCATTTTCAGTTAACTTTTTTCGTCGTGTATAGTGAAGCATAAAAGCAGGTTCTATTCCGGAGGTTGTCTGTGTAAGCACTGAAACTGAACCTGCAGGGGCAGTCGTCGTTAATGCAATATTTCGGCGACCATACTTTTTATTCATCTCATATATATGAGGTGCTTCTTCCCATATGCGGCTTAAGAAAGGGTGCTTAGCCTCTTTATCATGATCGTGAATGGAAAATGCGCCTCTCTCTTTTGCTAAAACACAAGATGAACTATACGAATTAATGGCGAGTGTCTTATAAAAACTCTCAACCACCTCAATCGACTCATGTGAACCGTATCTCATCCCTAGAGACGCCAGGGCATCCCCCACAGCCGTAACCCCTAGGCCGGTTCGGCGACCTGATAGTGCTTGTTGTTTTATATTTTTCCACAAGTCCTCTTCAATCTTCTTGACAGACGGTGGTTCAGGATCATCAGCAATTTTCTTTAATATTTTTTCAACTTGCTCCACCTCTAGATCAATCATGTCGTCCATTAAGCGTTGGGCACTTTTAACGACCGTGGCCATCTTTTGATAATCAAATGTTGCATCAGGTGTGTGAGGATTCTCAACAAAGGAAAGCAAATTAATAACCATCAGTCGACAACTATCATACGGGGATAGGATAATTTCCCCACAAGGGTTTGTTGACGTTGAACCGAATCCCTCATCGGCATATATGTCAGATGGTGTATAATTTTTTGCGTTGTCCCAGAACAACAGCCCGGGTTCTGCACATTTATGAGCTGATTCGATAATCTCATTCCATAAATCGCGTGCTTCTACATTTTTAGAAACAAGTGGATTTTCACTATCAACAGGAAACCTCAATTGAACAGACTTGTCTTCATCAACTGCATGCATAAACTCATCAGTTAATCGAATTGAAATATTCGCACCTGTTACTCGAGATAAATCTCGCTTAATCTTGATAAAGTCATAAATTTGTGGATGATGAACCGATATGGTCAACATCAACGCGCCCCGCCGGCCATTTTGTGCAACTTCACGGCATGAGTTGGAAAACCGATCCATAAAAACTTCGATTCCGTCGGTTGTTCTGGCACAGTTGGCGGTAATCTCTCCTCGGGGACGTATACTGGAAATATCAAATCCAACACCTCCCCTACGCTTAGCTATCTGCACTAATTCCTGATCAGTCTTTAAAATGCCCCCATAAGAATCATAGGGTGACTCAATAACAAAACAATTTGAGATAGACTGGATCTGGTGGGGGTTGCCTATACCCGACATTGGTGAGCCTTGCGGCACCACATACTTGAAATCTTTAAAGAGGTTGTAAATCTCGTCTTGGCTCATAGGATTGGGGTATTTTTTTTCTACCCTGGCAAATTCTGCAGCTAGCCTTTTGTGCATATCGTCAGGTGTTCGCTCACAGAGATTTCCGCCTTTGTCCGTCAATGCGTACTTGGTAATAAAGACGTTAGCGGCCAGTTCATCCCCACCGAAGTATTCCAAAGAGGCCGAGAATGCATCATCAAATGCTATCTTTTTATTCTCACTCATTTTCTACCACCATCATTATAATTTACTTACCTCTTTCCACTTTTCTTTCAACAAACTCTTCATGTCGTTCTGATCACTAGCGACAGCCTCAGAAAGCGTTAATTCCGTATCGTTTACTATTTCGATTATAGATCGTGAAGTATCAATGTGAATAGGAAAAACTAATCCATCTCTTCCTGCTCTGTTTTTGGCAACAAAAAGTCGACCCCCTCCGGTAGATTTCTCCATTGCTTTTCTCGAAATTGAGAGCACGACATCAGCAACCATCGCCTTACCATATGCCTCTGACATGTTCTCAAGACCAACAATATCAGAATTTGCAGAATCACGGTTGGCTTGTGATGCTGTCCATATAGGAACATTTAAATCCATAGATAGGTTTCTTAATTCTTCGTAAATTAATTTCAACTCATGACGTAAAGAATCATATGATCGTGTAGATCTCATAATATCAGCATAATCAATCACAATAAGACTTGGTACAAATCCCTTAAGCAATAATTTCTCAATATGGTTCCTGATTGTCACTACTGATGCAGAACCTGTTGGGTATTCTTTGATTATAAGCCTGCCTAGCTCAAGGCCCTCGTACTTCTCTAATACATGATCTTTTTGATCTTGCACATCATTACTGGCGATATCACATAGATTAGAGTCATATCGAATGCCTACCGCATACTCAGAAAGCTCGAATGTATAGTGCACTACATTTTTTCCGGCGCGCATGGCATTAGCTCCTAGTTGTACTAAGAAATGACTTTTTCCAACGCCTGTATTTGCAGTTATAACTCCAATTTCTCCTCTTCCTAATCCCCCCTGCAGAATGTCTCTATCATCCAAGCGTTTAATGCCTGTTGGGCAGGCCTGCCTGGTCATTTTTACAAAGCGGGCCTCAGCGTCTTCAAAAAAGTCATGGCCGACTGAACTGGGCATGCCAACAGCAACCGCCTCTTTCATAAGATCAACAACACTTTCAAACTTATCAGTAGCAATCAAGTCAACGGCATCCTCTAACGCCGTTTTAAATGCCTGACGCTTGCAAAAATCTAGTGACTTCTCTTTAACATACGCAATATCTCCCATATCGGGATTCATTTTCATACGATAGAGATATTCGACTATCTGATCTTTTAGAATTTCATCGTTAGTCTCTACTAGATCTTCCTTGATAATTGTTATTAACAATGGAAGGGTGGGGAATGCCTTATATTTCTGATAGTACGAAAAATATTTGTCTGACAGGTATGAGAGGTACTTTATTTCAAAAAAACTGGGTACCATAACCTCAATGATCTGGCTAGCCCATCTATGATCTGTTAATAGTCCCTGAAAGATCTTTTCCTGAAACTGTTTACCGTAGTGTCCAAAATTAATATTTTTATTAATAAGATCGGTCGTCATTAAAAACTATTCCTTACCAACGGTGTTCAAAGACATAAAGAAAATGTCGGTGTCAAATGTTGAGATTCCTTCTCTTATAAGAGTTCTCATAAAATTAATTTTATCACGTTGTGGCTTAAAAGTATCGATAGTTGCCTCTAATTTTTGAATTTGCATATGAGCTAATCCAGAGATGTCCAAGTACATGAGCTTCCAGTTTCTTAGCGGTACGTCGGGGTTTTCGTTAATTTCTTTAAAAAGCTTTATTTTTTTGGTCGCCCTTTCCTTACTTAGCTCCAAAATATCACGTACTGATAGTGATATATCACCGGCCAACTCTGGAAATCTTTTTATCATTGTCTTAAAACCGGCGCCCTTAATCCCTGGAACTGCATCAGACATGTCACCTATAAAGCTTCTTGCAAGGCAAAAATTGCTGGGCTTTATCCCAAATTTTTTCTCCACGTCCTCTGGGCGAATTATCTTTTTTTGACCTGGAGACCACTGCAGGACCCTATTATCCAGTAACTGATAATAATCTTTATCTGACGATACAATCATACATTGTCTATTCCTAAACTTATATTTCACTAGATACGCAATGATGTCGTCTGCTTCGCAGTCAGAAATATAAAATTGTTGTATGGGGGTTTTACGTAAAAGTTCAATAAGCAACATAATTTGATAATTTCTATTCTCAACCGTATCAGGAATGTCACCCTCATAATATCGATTCAATTTTTGAGGTTTTCTTTTAGATTTATAATTTGAATATATTGCCCTACGGCGTGGAGAGCCACCGCCCTCCCAGACCACACAAACATGCGGAGGATGAAACTTGTTGGCTAGTAACTGTATACCCTTAAGAAACCCAACAACGCCTCCTACCTGGTGCCCCATGTCACTCATCGTGGGATTTGCGATATAATGTCTTGTGTGTAGATTAAGCCCATCAATTATCAAGATCGGCCGCTCATATATATTGGCCACTTTATGCCTCCGGATCAAGCACGGAGTCGTCCAGGTTCATGGCGATAGTTCTTATTTCCTCATAAGATTCAGAGTCGATATCTAGTTCAACATCACTCTGTCTTACGTAAGTAGCACACAATAAAGAATCTAAATAATGGGCATACTCAGGATCTCGCAGAACCTCACCAAAATCAGCTTTATAAAACTTCTTTTCTATCTTTACTTCCCCTGTCTTGCTATCAGAAACAGTGAATGTTTTCCATGAGCCTGTGCCAGCAACTTCCACCTCATTTTCACCTATGAGGGTCCGACCCTGCTTGCGTAGAACATCAAAAATCTGTTCATGCTCTTTAATGCCTTTGCCGAAATGGATCTCAAAATTCACAGAGCGGAAGGGGGGTGCTACTTTATTCTTAATAGTCTTCGCAGAAACGTGGATACCGATGACTTCTTTGTCTTTATTTTCAATTCGTTGTCCGGCTCCCAGCTTGATTCGTACAGATGAGTGAAAAGGAATTGCCTTACCGCCGGGAGTAGTTGTAGGATCTCCATACATGACTCCAATTTTAGTTCTGATTTGATTAAGTATCACGAACAAAACGTTTTGATTGCCAATAACGCCAGTTATTTTTCGCATACCTTTAGAAATAGCCCTTGCTTGAAGGCCGATTGTCTCTTTATCATAATCGCCAACAAGCTCAGCTTTTGGAGAAGATGCTGCTACGGAATCCCAGACAATTGTAATTGGAACATCCTTGTCCATTGCCTTAGCTTTCATAATTGTAGCCTCTGCAATCGATAAGACTTCTTCAGTACAGTGCGTATCAACATACACAAACCGCTTACTGATATCAACACCAAGTAAGCCAAGGTTCTCTACACTAGTTGCATTCTCAGTATCGATATAGACAACAATCCCACCCATCTGTTGGGTTGATCTAGCAATCTGAATTGCTATGTGGGATTTTCCAATTGAAGGAGGTCCGAATATCTCTACAATCCTTCCTTCTGGTAGACCACCGGACTCTCTATTGGAGATTATATAATCCAACTGTTTAGAGCCAGTACTGATCCACCTCTTAACGTGTGTGGGTGATTCATCATACGCTAGATTGTATGCGACACGAGCGCCATGCTCCTTGTTTAACGAGCTAATAAGATCACTCGTAAAGTCCTCCTGAATGGACAATTCACTTTTTTTCTTTTTTGCCATGTAGCACTCCTACTTGCCTACAAATAATATTATTAGACCATGGTGATGTGTTCAAAAAAAAGGGAAGCCCAGTAGGCTTCCCTTTTAAAACTAAATTATTTTTTAAAGATCTTCCAGATCAGCGAATGCGTCATCTAAGCTTTTATACTTTGACGCGGCATCAGGTGTGGATGAGTCTGTATTTTTCGGTGATGGGGTCGATTGGTGGACGGTACCATCATCACTACCCAAATCATCGTTAAGCCAGTCATTAACAATTTTTTCCAGCTCCTCGTACGTCTTGAGTGTATACATATCATCTAGCGATGGGATATTAGAAAGCCATTTCTTAACTGTGCCATTATCCTTATGTAGACTGGTCTGTTTACCTCGAGGGCGCACCTCAGTCGTAGCCCACATTCTACCGGGGGCCTTTGTGCATGTTACCTTTACATCACGACCCTCTGCTGGGTCGGTAATATCACCGTAATCTTCGTCGAGCATGATGTTAAGAAGCGACTGATAAACTGTTTTTCCGAAGGACCACAGTCTTACGCCCTTGTCTTCCTCCCCACGAACAACGACCGGTGCATAGCAACGCATTTTGGGATAAAGCTTCTTGGCTAGCTCATATGACTCCTTAGATGAATCATCGCGAAGTTTATTGATCAATTCCTGAATGGGATCAGGTTTGCCAAATTGATATGGTGCCAAAAGTCCTGGATTGTTCCCGATATTATAATAGAACCAGCGCTCCTTAAAGGGCTGTCCATCATTGTCGGTGAATGCCAAAAGGCGGACGGTTGTTTCATCACCCTCTTGCGGGCGCCACATTGTATCTCGCCGTGAATTTGTTCCGGAAAGTTGGTTCAGCTTCTTACGAATTGCTTCAAAATCGATTGCCATTTTTAACTCCTTAATGTTTAATATTTAAAATGCAATTTATAAATTGAAATTTTATCCAATTTATGTAATAATAAAGTTTTATAATTAAATGTTCAAATTAAGATTGGGATAATTTATACCAGCTGGTATCACCTGCTGGAGATTTCTTTTTAGACTTCTTCTTAGACTTGCTTCGCTTGGGGTAAGTTGGTCCAGTGCCTAGGGGTGTAGTAACCCCGGCGATGTTCGCGACGACGCTCTGTTCTTTCTTTTGCACAGACATATCATCTACATCATCCGGCTCAGTCAAAAGATCGTCCGTCATAGGATCTTCCCCCTTTTCCTCCACGGCAGGGTGCTTTACTTCATACAAAATTTGTCTGATCAGCTTTCTTAAAATATTCATTATCACCTCTTTATATAACTATACAGAAAGTGATTTAGAATCCATATGCAGGGTTAATTGTTTAGACTGTTGTAGCAAGAGGGCTAGTGATGGTTCATGTCCTACATAAAATCGGTTTTCTTCAAAATGTGAACCTTGTGCCAATTGAATTGCCAACCACTCGTTGTTAGTCAGCTGAATACCAAAATGCTGCAAAAGATATAAAGAGCGATGTGATACAGCCATTTTATTTAATTTCTCATTGTATTTGTAAAGTTGGCCCAGTTTTTCTCTATGCCATTGTGACGTTTGTTCAACAAAATAATCATGTTCAAGGGAACCTACTTTACCTAAATCATGAAACAACCCTACTTTTAAAATAGAGCCTACTGGGACATTCCATTCAAGGGCTTTATTTAGTCTGCGCATCGTTGCTGTTACCTGGAGGGCATGTGCAACAAGGCCTCCAGGGTGTGCACCAGGCTGTCCATCTTTTGTAAATGCAGGACACATAACAATTCGCTCACCCAATGCTTCAAATAATGCGCCGGCAGGTTCACCGGCAGCCTTTACTCCCAGGTTTTCATAAGTATCCCAATTTGACTTCAAGTCATTTAGCTTATCTTTATCGGGCATCTGGATCCCCATGAGGCTCAGGCTTCTTTATACTCTTACAATTAAGTGAATAAAACCCTGCGTTGGGCACTTTCCCTGATCCCTCAGAAAACTTTAAAAGTACCGGTGAACATTCAAGCTCTAGAGCTTGTCGTCTATACTTAGAATAGGTCAGTACTAGAAGCTTCGCAGATGTACGTTCTAGTTCAGTAATCTCACCGAACCAAGTTGCCATAAATAAATCGTCGTAATCTAAGCATTTTTCAAAAACGCCCACGATGGTATAAAGAGACATAACCGGTACCGGATATACCTCAGACGCCTTAGGGCAGAAATTGCCAACATTTTCCATGGTCAGCTTGGGGTGAGGATCCTTATTATCGGGTCCAGTAGCAGGTGATTGTTTTGAACATCCCACTACAAACAAAAATAAAAATAGTGCCGAATATATTCGCGGTGAATTAAACATATGTTTATTATACTAGGCTATAATTTGTATGTACACAATTCTGCGTATTTTTTATGATGACTTTTTCGCCGCGGGAGTTGCCTTTGGTTGTGGTTTTTGTGCCGGTTTCTTTCTAGGCTTTTTTTGCTTTAAGGGCATGTCCCACGTATATTTCGAACGGGAAGGATAAACCAGTATCTTATTCCCAAACAATTCTACCTGAACTGGTTCAGGGGTTGTGAGAATACCAGCGCTCCTAGCACCTCGTACTGTATGTTTTATAAAGATTGCAGCGTCTCTAACTGACATTTCTTTTGCGGCATCACCTGACATCCCTACCGATACGCCAGCGCGACCATATGAATCTTCTATGCCCTGTGGAGCTGAATATGCATCACCCATCTCGGGTGAATTATTGACTGCTTGTGCTATAAGATCAGCAACCTGGTCCCCCGGCTTTTCACCGGATACTCCCCCAACGCCTAGTCGGTTCATAAGCTCCGACGGATTTGAGTCCGCTAGCGCCTTAAGGCCTCGGAGTTCTTTCTTTAATCCACCACCAAGACCCCTTGTCTGAGGTGTAGGAGCCTCGTCCTGTTCTAAAATGATCCGACGTACGTGCCTGGCAATAAATTTCTCAATATCTTCCATCTGTGCTCCTACAATATAATTATCACGCTTTAAGCCAAGTGGCTTACATTCAATGGTAAATGGCCCAACTTATCCAAAAAAATACCTTTCTCTATGACGTGTGTTAAACTAGAGACATCTTTTTCTTTGATATCCACAACCATCGCATCGTGAATCAAAAACAAGGGTTGTAACATAATATTATTGTCTGTTGTCTTTTTAATCAACTCAAAGAATCCCAACATCGCAGCATCCACTGCGCTAGACTGGATAAAGTTATTATAGAGAAGATGTAATGCACTTTTCTCTACAAAAATTGGACGACCAAACATGTTTTTTATGTGGCCAGTCTCCTGAAACTCTTTCTGTAGATCATACGCTACCTTATTAAAATTAAAATACTCTCTAACTTTTTTGATCACATCTCTGGATGACATTGTCTTCTTTATCATGTCATCCAGCTTTCGAGCCGACACCCCATATAAAGCACATAATGTTGCGATCTTTGATTCTTTTCGTGATAAGTTACCGTTGAAAACTACCTGGGATATGTGTTCATAGATATCTGTAGAGCATTTCTTTCCCGCACATAAGAGTGCAATGCGGGGCTCCAGAGAAATATAGTCAATCTCCACAACTTTTCCATTCGTATAACTACTTGCTATAATATCTCTATACGCACTCGGTAATGTAAGGATACGAGGTCCACCTGACACTATTAAACGACCGGTTACCGTGGATGCCATATCGTATTTTACACATGGGGCGTGACCCGTTGCAGAATAAAAGGTTGCAAGGGTTGAAAGGGTCGTCTTATTCTTTTCACTATCCTTGTATCCGTTGTAGGTATCAAAGTCAATCTTTGCCGGCGCCAGTTTGGCCATAACTTTTTTAGACTTTTGATATATCTTAGAATAGCCACATTCCGTCAGTGTGGCTAGCCCCTCCCAAAGCGTGTTAAAGACCTTACGAAGTGACATCAACAACTCATCATTCCTCATTGTCAAATGCCACTTCACTGATGATGTATCAATCCCCAGTTGAATAATTGAATTGTAGTATGCTGCAGGAACTAGGGTAGGAAAATCTATGTTTTGAATTTTAAAGACTTCCCTTAGGTCAAAAAGTGACCCATTCATATCATTTGCCCACACCCATGCATCAGATGAAATATGTTTCACCCAAATAAAATCACCACTGCTCTCTAATTGGCAAAGGTGGCGGGATGTTCCTAATACATCCTTAGAAATTATAATCATATAAAATGATAAATTGATTCAGCAGAATGTTCATTGAAATGCTTTATGTTTTGTTGCTATCTGTCTGTGTTTTTAATTTAAGAAGGGCATCGTCTATCGTTTGGCTCATATTTACGACCTTTCCATATGCGTCATAGCTGACAAAATCTAGGTCAGTTCGAAATTCACCTGGTGCTATTCGATGTGTTATTGAACCTAGACGATAGACATTGTCAGCTGATGTCCCTGTTTTAAAATCAATAAAGTATTCTTGGCCGAAGGAAAAGAATGGACACCCTAAGACAGATAGTGATGCCTTAAGGCCGCCAATCTGTACAGGTAAACCATTCGTAGACATCTGGCTTGTGCTGCTGCCACGTAAAGCTCTACTATTTGCGATGTTTGCCATAAGGCCATTTTTTATGGTATCCAAGTCGGCCTGCAGTACATTCGATGCATTCCCCCCGATATGAATCGTAGGCATCATATATGACATATACTTTTTCATCCCATAAAAACCAATACGTGGTTGATACTTCTGGTTCAGTAGCCGCTTTCCGGCCTCTTT